TGGTCATCCGAAGGCTCGGAAAAAATCTAGCGTCAAAAAATGCAGGGGGTTAACAGGTTAACTATTATAATAGGGATAGGTTTACAAATTTAGATTATGCTTATAACAATGGCAGAATTGGCAACCTTAAAAAACGTGTCTAGGGCTGCAGTTACAAAGAAAGTTAAGTCTGGTAAACTTGATGGTGCGATTGTTAACCATAATGGCAAAAAGCTGGTTAACAAAGAAGAAGCGTTTAGATTATGGGATTTACAAGCACCACCTAGTAAGAATTTAACTGTAAGAAAACAACTAAAAAAGGAAATAGATGCAAAATTAGATGATGAGATACCTAGTTATGCAGAAAGTAAGGCAAAAAGGGAACATTTCTTAGCAGAATTAGCAAGATTAGACGTAGATCAAAAGAAAAAAGATTTAATTCCTGTTTCTGATATAAAAAAAAGCAGTTTTGAAATAGGTAGAGCTATAAGAGAGAATTTATCTAATCTTGCTGATCGTTTGGCTAGTCAAGTTGCAGGTGAGACTGATCCACAAATAATACATAAGTTGTTAACAGAAGAACATAGGGCTGCATTAGAACAGTTGGTAAAAGTATGAACGCTTGGCTACAAGGATTTCTAAGAGGGCTAACACCACAAGAATCATTAACTGTTGATGAATGGGCTTGTAAATATCGTGTGTTGTCTAGTCGTGGATCTAGTGAACCTGGTAAATATAGAGTAGATAGGACACCTTTTTTACGTGAACCTATGGAAGAGTTATCTGCTGGAAGTTCTGTACAAAGGGTTGTAATGATGTTTGCTGTACAGCTTGGAAAAACTGAGACTATGAACAATTGGATTGGCTATTGTATAGATCATGCCCCTGCACCTATGCTTATGTGTCAACCAACTTTGCAAATGGCACAAAGATTAAGTAAGCAGAGATTAGAAAGTATGTTACAGGATACACCTTGTTTAGCAGAAAAGATTCCACCGCCTAGAAGTAGAGATAGTGGTAATAGTCAATTTGCAAAAATATTCCCTGGTGGGGTATTAATTTTAACTGGTGCTAATAGTGCTAGTTCTTTAAGATCAATGCCAGCTAAATATATTGGATTAGATGAAGTTGACGCATATCCTGGTGATGTTGATGGTGAGGGTGATCCAGTAGCCTTAGCAGAAAAACGTGCTTCTACATTTACCAAGCGGAAAATATTATTAACATCTACACCTACAATTAAAGACTTTTCAAGAATAGAAGCTGAATACGAAAATAGTGACCAAAGAAAATATTATTTACCTGCCCCATGTTGTGGTGCTTTTCAAGTTTTAAAGTTTGATCAGCTTAGATGGAAAGATAAAGACCCTAATACTGTTAAATATGAATGTGAGGTATGCAATAAGCAATTTGATGAAACTGCAAAGACTACAATGTTGCGAAAAGGAGAATGGAGGGCAACAAAACCAGAAAATGCAGGTAAAACTGCTGGCTTTTGGCTAAATGGATTAAATAGCCCTTTAGGTTGGTTCTCTTGGGCAGAAATGGTAGATGAATTTTTAAAAGCTAAAGATGATCCTGCTTTAATGCGTACTTGGACTAATACAAGAAAAGCAGAAACATTTTCTTATGAATATCAATCTAAATTAAATGCAGAATCATTATTAGAAATAAGAGAAAATTACTTACCTGGTGAAATTCCTAAAGATGTTGTTTGTTTATGTCTTGGTGTTGATGTACAGGGTGGAATGGGATCTGCTTCACAAAGATTAGAGGTTAGTTGTTGGGGCTTTGGTGCTGATCCTTCTGGTATTGGTGAACAGATGTATTTAATAGACCATACAATTATTTATGGTGATCCTAATCAAGGTGAAGTATGGAAAGGTTTGGATATATTGTTAACTCAAACATTTGATCATCCAGACGGCGGTAAATTAAAAATTAGTGGTTGTGCAGTGGACTCAGGAGGTTTAGCTACTCAATCTGTTTATGATTACTGTACAAAACGTAGAGGGCAGGGCGTAATTGCTATTAAAGGTAGTAGCAGAAGTGGTGTACCGATAATAGGTAAAGGAACTAAAGTAGATATTAATTATAGTGGTCGAGTTAGGAAAAAATCTGGTATAGTGTATATAATAAATACAGAGGATATTAAGGATAAAATCTTTAGTAAGATTAAATCTAAAGAAAAAATCCATTTCCATGCAAAAACAACAGAAGAATACTTCAAAGAATTAACAGGCGAATATAGAACTTTAAAAACAAATAAAAAAGGTTATCCAGTTAGTACATACGAGAAAAAACCAAACCAAGCGGTAGAAAAGTTAGATTGTTGTGTATATGCCTTTAGTATGTACTATTTACTCTTAAAAACTGTTCCAAAGGGCTTATTTTTCACTAATTACGCTAAAAAGTTGTTAAATAGCACTAATTTAAATACAAAAAACACGCTAAGATCAAGACAGAAGGCAAAAAAATCTTCTTATGTCACAAATTGGTAGTTATTTATGAACATTCCTAAATCTTTACGTGCAGGTAGTACTTGGACATGGAGGGAAGATAGTTTAGTTGATCCTTATGGTGATGCTATCCAAAGTACAGATTCATGGGTATTAACATTTTATATACGTACTAATAATGCTAGTGGGGTAACTGTTGTAGGCAGTACTTATGGCACAGGTTGGCAATTTGATGTAGCTGCTAGTAGTACAGGTATTGCAGCAGGTGATTATTTTTGGCAAGCAGAAGCTACAAAAGGTGCATTAAAATATGATGTAGGTAATGGTTCAGTAGAGATATTAAAAAGCCTTGTTTATACAGGTGATGTTGGTGCTATACAGGCTAAATCACAAGTTGAGCAAGATTTAGATGCTGTAGAAGCTGCAATAAGAACTTTAATTTCAGATGGTGTTGTTAAAGAATACTCTATTGGTGGTCGTAGTCTTAAGAAATATGATTTAGCTGATCTAACAGCTTTAAGAAGTCAATTAAAATATCAGTTGAATTTAGAAAAAAAAGCGGAATTAATACGTAATGGTCAAGGCAATCCACATCAAATGTTAGTGAGGTTTAACTAATGGGAATTAAAACAGCATGGCGTGAACTTTGGAAATCTAACCCACGCCCCATAAGAAAAAGAACATTTGCAGGTGCAAAACTGGATAGATTAACTAGTGGTTGGGTGCGTACTACTAATAGTGCTGATAGTGCATTAAAAGGTGACATTAAGAAATTAAGAAATGGTAGTAGGCAATTAGTTAATGATGTTGATTATTGTAAACAGGCAGTAAGGAATGTTGTAGATAATATTGTTGGTACTGGTGTTAAATTGCAATCCCAAATAAGGATGCAAAGAGGTGGAAAGTTAGATACTAAAATGAATAGTGTTGTTGAAAGGGCTTGGAAAGAATGGGGTTATAAAGATAGTTGTAATACTGCAGGTAAATTATGTTTTGACGATATTACACGTTTAGCTGTTCATAGCATGGTGCAAGATGGCGAATGTTTTATAAGAATTATCAGAGGTAAAAAGTTTGGTAGGTCAACTGTACCTTTAGCGTTAGAAATCTTAGAAGCAGATATGTGTGATGAAGATTATACAGGTAAATCCACTAATAAAAACCAAGAGTGGAGGATGGGCGTATTAGTTAATGAATGGCAAAGACCTATTAAATATGCATTTTTCAGTAGGCATCCTGGTGATACTATGTTTATTCAAAGTCCTACTTCTAAAGATACCCACGTATTAGTAGATGCTAAAGATGTAATTCATTTATATAGAGTAGAAAGACCAGGACAAACTAGGGGTATTCCTTGGATGAGTAGCAGCTTAAATAGAATGCATCATATTGAAGGTTATGAAGAAGCAGAAGTTGTAAGGGCTAGACTTGGTAGTTCATTAATGGCATTTATACAAAGTCCAGAAGGTGAACTGGCAGGTGATGAGGTGGTAGATGATGATAGGGTTTTTGATATGAGTCCAGGTGCTATTAGATATTTAGCCCCAGGTGAAAGTGTGAATGTGCCAACATTTGATGCACCAGATGGACAATTTGAACCTTTTCTACGTGCAATGTTAAGGGCTTTGGCTGCTGGTATAGGCTGCAGTTATGAAAGTATTAGTAGAGATTATTCACAAACTAATTATTCAAGTAGTCGTTTAAGTTTGCTTCAAGATCAGGAAGCATTTAAAGCCTTACAGTTTCAATTAAGAGAAAACTTTTTATCTATTGTCTTTGATGAATGGTTAGAAGCTGCTGTATTATCTGGAACTTTACAACTGCCGACTTATTTAGATGAACCTGATAAATACAAAATGGTTAAATGGTTGTTTAGAGGTTGGGGATGGGTAGACCCTATGAAAGAAGTACAAAGTGCAAAAGAAGCTATAAGGGCTGGACTAAAAACACAATCTCAATGTATAGCTGAAATGGGTGGTGATTTAGAAGAATTATTAATGGCAAGAAAAAATGAAATAGACATGGCTGCTGGATTAGGTTTAGAATTTGATACAGAAGTTAAGGCTAATACGCAAGAATCAAGTAATATAGAACCAAGACCTAATGAAAATTATGAACAAGCGTGATTATGAAGAGAAATCATTACAGCGTGATTTTACTTTAGAAATAAAACAAGTTGAAAAAGAAGATAGAACTATTGAGTTCCCTTTTAGTTCAGAATTACCTGTAGAAAGGTATTTTGGTAATGAAGTTTTAGAACATAGTAGAGAAGCCGCCAATTTAAAAAGGCTTAATGATGGCGCACCTTTTTTATGGAATCACAACCCTGATCAGGTTTTAGGTGTAGTAGAAAGGGCATATATTGATGAAAAAAAGAAACGTGGTTATGCCAAGGTACGTTTTAGTGAAGAAGAATTTGCTGATAGTAAATTTAGGGATGTAAAGAACAAGATCCTACGTAATATTTCTTTTGGCTATGTTATTAATAAAGCTGAGGAAATTGATAATAGTATTGTTGCTAGAGATTGGGAAGCGTTTGAAGTAAGTTTGGTTTCGATCCCTGCAGATAACTCAATTGGCATATCACGTTCAATAAATAATAAAAATGAAGTAAACCATATGCAAAATAACGATAAAAAGGATAACATATTGGAAGAAGCTTACGTTTCTGCATCTTCTGATGCATTGCCCACTAAATTAACCTTAAAAAACATGACCACTAACGAAAAAGAAATCGATTTAGTGCGTTCAGAAGATGCCGTTAATAAGGCTCTTAAATCTGATCGTGCAAGATTTGATCAAATTAGAAAAACTGGTAAGAAATATGACATGAATGATCTTGCTGATGAATATATCAGGGATGGACGTTCTGTACAGGAATTTAATCAAGCTGTAATGGATCAGTGGAATCCAGAAAAGATTACACCAAAACCACAAGATGCAGAAATTGGTTTAAGTGAAACTGAGGCAAGAAGTTTTAGTTTTATCAGAGCTTTAAACTATTTAGCAAATCCTGGTGATAGAGCAGCAAGAGAAGCAGCAGCTTTTGAAATTGAGGCATCTAACGCAGCAGCTAAAAAAGCAGGTAGAGTTTCTAGAGGTATTACAGTTCCTTATGATGTAATGCGTAGAGATTTAAAAACATCTCCAGCTACACAAGGCGGTAACTTAGTACAAACAGATTTAGACGCTGCTAATTTTATTGATCTTTTAAGAAATAGTTCTGCATTAGATCAAGCAGGTGCTACAACTTTAACTGGTTTACAAGGTAACATTGCAATTCCTAGACAGTCAGGTGCAGCAAGCGCATATTGGGTAGCTGAAGGTGGCGCACCAACAGAATCACAGCAGGCAATTCAACAGGTTTCAATGGTTCCTAGAACTTGCGGTGCATTTACTGACATTTCAAGAAAGCTATTAATTCAATCATCATTAGATGTAGAAACAATGGTTAGAAATGACATAGCAAAAGTAATTGCATTAGAAATTGACAGGGCTGCACTTTATGGTACTGGTTCCTCAAATGAGCCATTGGGTTTACATAACACTAGCGGTATTGGAACAGAATCAATCACAGCTAATAACCCAACATTTGCTCAAGTAGTAAATATGGAAAGTGATGTTGCTGCTGCAAATGCTTTAATGGGCAACCTTGCTTATATCACAGGTGCAACTATTAGAGGTGCTATGAAGGTTAAGGCTAAAGATTCTGGTTCTGGTTTATTCCTTTGGGATGGCAACAACACAGTTAACGGCTATAACGCTTATATGTCTAATCAAGTTGAAGCTGGTGATTTATGGTTTGGTAACTGGTCTGATTGTATTATTGGCTATTGGTCATCACTTGATCTTTTAGTTGATCCTTATACACATTCAACATCTGGTACTATCCGTATTACTGCCTTACAAGATGTAGACGTAGCATTTAGACACGCTGCATCATTTAGTTTAGGTGCATAATATGAAACTTAAAGTTCTGCGGTCTTTTCTATGGGCTGGTGAGGTTGTAAAAGTAGATGAAATTTTTGAAATAGATTCTGCTCAAGCTACTGAGTTAATTAGTTCTGGAAAGGCCATAGAAACTTTAGAAGTTGTTGAGGAAATAGTAGAACCTCAAATTAAACCTAAAAAAACTACTAAACGTAAAAAAACTTTACCCCTTTCTGAATAATGACTATTCAAAATTTAGGCTCTAAAACAACTGCTTTAGACCTTTTAGCTAACGATGTTGTAGCTGCAACTGGTGTTGGTTCTGCTATTGATTTACAAGGATATGAAGGAAGTGCTGCTTTTGTACTTTCTGCTGAAGCAGGTGGATCAGGTATTACTTATGCTGTAAAAATTACAGAATGTGCTACATCTGGTGGTACTTATTCTGACGTAACAGATGGTGCATTTACAACTACTTCTGCTAATACTGCTGCATTTGAGAAAATTTATCTTAATGTTTCTTCTTTGAAGCGTTTTGTAAAAGTTTCTACAACAGTTGCAGGTGGAACTGGTGCAGGTGCTTTATGTGTAACAGCTTTAGTATCCGCTAAGTATGGCTAATGTCATTTGCAGATGATTTAACAACAGTTTTTGGTTCTCCCTTTGGTGTATCTTGCACTTCTGGGGGAACTACTGCTAATGGGATACTTGATGAACCAACTGATGTTTTAGCAGGCGATCAAGTTATTTCTGTTGGTTATGTTCTGCATTGTAAAAATTCTGATTTTGGTTCTTTAGTTGCAGGTGATTCTATTACTGTAAATAGTACAGCTTATACTGTAAGAACAAATGAAGCAGGTTTAGATGGTTTAACAAGAGAAATTACTTTACAGAAAACATGACTACTAAACGTGAAAATATATTAGCTCGCTTATTAACTGTTATCACACCAACTACAGGTATTTCTAATAGAGCATATAGAGATAGAGTAGTTGCATTAACAAGAACTCAAACACCAAGTATTTTAATAGAAGCTGTAGACGATACTCCAGAACAAAATACCAGTTTACCTACATTAGATTGGTCGATGACTGTTAGATGTGCAGTTATTGTTAGATCATCTACACCTGTTACAACTGCTGATGCTGTAGTAGAAAATATGCATAGCAGAATAATGGCAGATTTAACAGTTAATGGTTATGCGATAGATGTACAACCTGGTGCTGTTGTTATAGAAACATTAGATTCTGACCAACCTACAGGAATTATTAATTGTAATTATATAGTGCGATATAGAACAGAAGTAGACGATTTAACGCAATAGATGGTGTTTCTTACTAAAAACCTTTATTATATAAACATACTGATTAAATGTAACGATGCCTAAGCTACACAGAAAAAGAAGCATATTAGCAAAAGCAGAATCAAGTTATGGTACAGACCCTAACCCAACAGGTAGTGCTAACTATGTACAGGTAATTGATCTAAATATAGAACCTATACAAAGTGATGAAGTTAGTAGAGATTTAATAAGGCCATATATGGGTAATTATGAAGTAATACCTGCTAATACAAGAGTTAATGTAACCTTTGATGTAGAAATGGCTGGTAGTGGAACAGCAGGTACAGCACCTAAGTATGGAGCAGTATTAAAAGCGTGTGGTTTATCAGAAACAGTTAGCGGTGGCAATACAGTTACTTATGCACCTGTAGCAACACCATCTGATAGCGTTACATTATTTGTTAACTATGATGGTGTTAGACATATTGTTAAAGGCTGTAGAGGTACATTTAGTATTAGCGCTGAGGTGAATAATATTCCACGTATTTCTTTCAATTTGACAGGATTATTTACAGCGCCTACTGATGATGCTTCACCAACTGTAACAGTAAGTAATCAGGCATCACCACTTATATTTAAGAATGGAAGTACTTCTGCTTTCTCTATATTTGGTTATGGTGCAGCATTACAATCATGGAATTTAGACTTTAATAATGAGGTGATTTATAGAGAGTTAGTAGGTGGCACAAAAGAAGTAATAATTACAGATCGTAAGCCTTCTGGTACTGCTGTTGTAGAAGCTGTTGCTTTATCTGCTCATAACTTTTTCACAGATTATACTAATACCTCTACTGGCACAAACACTTGGTTACATGGAACAACTGCAGGTAATAAGGTCACAGTATCTTGCCCACAATCTGATTTAGGACAGCCAACCTATGAAGAATCAGATGGTATAACAATGCTAAATCTTCCATTTATGGCAACACCTACAGCAGCAGCTAATAATGAATTTAGCTTAGTTTATACCTAAAGTTGCATAGATTATAAAAAGGGTTTACCCTAGTTGGTAAATACTCTTAATTAAATGGCTTTTGTTTTAGATCAAAGCGATACCTACAAATGCAAAGTAGAAATAGAAGTACCTGTTGGTAAAAAAACAGAGACACAGGATTTTTATGCAGAATTTAAAAACATTTCACAATCAAGGCTTCAAGAAATGATGAACCAGGTGGCAAATCAAGAAATGTTAGATGTAGATGTTGCAAAAGAAATATTAATGGGTTGGGAAGGTTTAGAAATGTCAGATGGTTCTGAAGTAACTTTTAACAAATCTAATAGAGATAAATTATTAGATGTTAGGGGTGTTGCTACTGCAATTTCTTATGCATTTGTAGAATCTTGTAAAAATAAGAACATAAAAAACTTATAGGGGCAGGTGAATATTGGGCTTCTGGTTCAACTGTCATAGATAAAACAGCAGAAGATGATGCAGTATTAGGTATTACTGTTGAAAAAAAAGAAGAAGTAGACAAAGATTTTTATATTTATCCTGATAATTGGGAAGCTGTAAATATGTTTTTAAAGGTACAGACGCAATGGCGTGTAGGAATGGGTGGAATTATGGGTTTAGACTATACATCTGTGTTAGAAATGATTAAACTGTATACAGATAAACCTGCAGAATTAATGGAAAGCATACAAGTTATAGAAGCTGCAGTATTACAGACAATGAATAAGGAGAATAAATAGATGGCTGCAAAATTTGATTTAATAGTAGCAGCAAAAACTGTAGGTGGGGCTTCTCTAAAACGTCTTGGTAATTCCATGCAAGGCGTACAGGGAAGGGTTAAAAACCTACGCATGGCAATGTCTGGACTTAATAAGACATTTGCAACATTAGGATTAATTTTATCTGCAGGTGCTTTTGTACGTATGGTCAAAGGTTCTATAGATGCTGCAGATGCTTTCGGTAAATTAGAGACACAAACAGGAATAGCAGCTAATACATTACAGGCATATGTAAATGCAGGTAAATTAGCAGGTGTTGAACAGGCAACTATAGAAAAAGGATTAAGAAGATTAGCTCAATCAATGCGAGAAGCAGATCAAGGAGTTGCTACATATAAAGATGCGTATGATGATTTAGGAATATCTGTAAGAAATACAGATGGCACGTTAAAAACCAACCAACAAGTATTAGGTGAAATATCAGATGCTTTTGCCGAAATGGAAGATGGCGTTACTAAAACTGCTATTGCAATGGAAATATTCGGTAGGTCTGGGGCGCAAATGGTTAATCTTCTTAATGATGGTAAAGCGTCACTAGAAGAATTTAATTTTGAAGTATCAGATAGATTTGCACAGAACTCAGAATATTTTAACGATCAAATGACTGCTTTAGGTATCAAATTGCAAGGTTTTACTATGCAAATGGCAGATCATTTATTGCCTACTCTAAATAATCTTGCAGAAATGTTTAGCAATATAACTCAAGATGGTGCTAATTTAACTTTACTTTTTGAAGGTATTGCAGTTGTATTAAAAACAACAGCCAGTACTTTATTTACTGTTGTTGCAGGTTTCAGATTTCTTGGCACAACTATAGTACAAGTAGCAAAGGCAGCATGGAAAGCAGCTAAATTTGATTTTGGTGGTGCAATGGAAGAGTTGCAAAATGGTTTAACTACAACTAGACAGCAATTTGAAAAAGATATGGAAATATTTGGAAATATTTGGAAAGGATCTTCAGAAGCAGGTGAAGATTATGGTAAAAAAACTGGCAATATGCTTAATAGAACTTTTGGTGAAGCTATGGTTGCAAAACTTGATGCCTTTAAAAAGAGTATAAAAGGTGTTGGTGATGCTATGGGTGATGTTGTTGTTAAAGGAATAAAAGGTATGGAGGATGCATTAGTAGATTTTGTTATGAAAGGTACTATTAGTTTTAGAAACTTAGCAAATTCTATAATTTCAGATATGGTACGTATTGCAATACAGCAAACAATAACAGCACCATTAACAGGCTGGTTTAAAGGTTTATTTGGTAATGCAGATGGTAATGCATTTATTGATGGGAAAGTACAAAAATATGCTTATGGCGGTGTAGTAAACAAACCAACTTTATTTCCAATGGCAAATGGAATGGGGCTTATGGGAGAAGCAGGGGCAGAAGCTATACTTCCATTATCTAGGGGTAGTGATGGTAAATTAGGTGTAAAATCACAAGGTGGTGGTACTAATATTGTTGTTAATGTAGATGCTTCTGGCAGTTCTGTAGAAGGTGATGAAACAGAAGGTAAAGCATTAGGATTAGCGTTATCATCAGCTATAGAAGCAGAACTTATTAAACAAAAAAGACCAGGAGGTTTATTAGCATAATGGCAACATTTCCATCTATAGAACCTAGTTATGGTTTAACAAAAACATCACAACCTAAAACACGTATTGTACAATTTGCTGATGGTTATGAACATAGAATATTATTTGGTTTAGCTAGTCATCAAAACCCAGAAATATATAATCTTGCATTTAATAATATTACAGAATCAGATGCAGATGTTATAGAAGGGTTTTTAAGAAGTAGAGCAAATGATAATGCAAGTTTTACATATAGTCCACCATCAGAAGGTTTTACAAAAACAGGAACTTATTCTCAATCAGGTACAACAGTAACAATAACAATTACAGATCATGGTGTTGCAGTAAATGATTTATTAACTATTGATTACACATCTGGTTCTGCTGTAGATGGCTCTTTTGTTGTTGCTTCTGTAACTACTACAAGTGTATTTACAGTGGTGGCTGCTGCTAGTGCTACAAATAGCGGTAATGTCTCGATAACATTAGCAGGTGCTAAAAAGTTTGTTTGTAACACATGGAATAAAAGAATTAATTACCCTAATAGAGCAACAATTACAGCAACATTTAGGCAGGTGTTTGAACCATGAGTAGTACAGCTATTGTTAGTAATCTTCAGGATACAAACCCGTCAGCAATAATTGAACTTTTTACTTTGCAATTAGACAATAGTTTGCATGGTGCTACTACTATTTATAGATTTCACAATGGCTCATCTTTAAAGGATAACGGAGAAATAGTTTGGGCTGGCAATAGCTACCAAAGATTCCCAATAAAAGCAGAGGGTTTTCAATATGGAAAAGGTCAATTACCAAGACCTACACTAACTGTTAGTAATGCATTAGGAACTATTACAGCTATTTTATTAAGCGTAAATACGACAACTACAGGAAATGATTTAACAGGTGCAACTGTCACTCGCATAAGAACACTTGCAAGATTTTTAGATGCTGTTAATTTTCCTAGTAATGTTAATCCTTATGGAACACCAGATGCCACAGCAGAATTTCCGCAAGAAATATATAAAATTGATAGAAAATCCGCAGAAAATAGGGAAATAGTTCAATTTGAATTAGCATCTGTATTTGATCTTGCTGGTGTTAGATCACCTAAAAGGCAATGTACCAGAGCCGATTTTCCATCTATTGGTACTTTTAACGGATGAATTGGAAAGAAGCTGCTCTTGTTCATGCGAAAGACCAAGATCCTAATGAATCTTGTGGTTTATTGTTAAATATTAGAGGGAAAGAAAGGTATCATCCTTGCCGTAACTTATCGGCACAATCAGATGAATATTTTATTTTAGATCCAGAAGATTATATAAAGGGCAGTAACTTAGGAACTATAACAGCCATTATTCATAGTCATCCTGACACACCACCTGTTGCTAGTCAGGCAGATAAAATGAGTTGCGAACATACTAAACTGCCTTGGTATATTGTTAATCCTAAAACTGAAACATGGGGATATTATGAGCCATGTGGATATAAAGCACCTTTACTTGGTAGACCTTGGGTTTGGGCTGTCACAGATTGTTGGTCATTGATAGTTGATTGGTATAAAGAACAAAGAGGTATAGAATTATTAGATTATGAAAGACCAACAAGAATAGAAGATTTTACAGACGATCCAGTTTTTGAGAGGTATTTACCAAGTAGAGGTTTTAAATTATTAAAACCAGATGAGCCTTTAATGAATGGCGATGTTTTGGCGATGAGTATTTTAGGTAAAGGTTTAAATCATGTTGGAATTTTTATAGATGGTGATGTTTTACATCATTCAGCAGATAGACTATCTTGTAGAGAGCCATATAATCCTTGGTTATTAAAATGCACAGGAGGGAGGTATCGTTATGATGCGTAAAATAAAACTATATGGTGAACTTGCAGAATTTGTAGGTCACAAAGAGTTTGAAGTGCAGGTAGATAGCCTTCCAAAGGCGGTAAGTTTTCTTGTTAATAATTTTCCGCAAGTTGAAAGTTATATGAACCCAAAATATTATCAGGTAAAAATAGGAAATTATGCGATAGATGAATCAGAAATATATCATCCTATAGGTAAAGAGGATATACATTTTGTACCTGTTATAAGTGGTTCAAGAGGATTTGGAAGAATAATGTTTGGTGCAGCATTAATTGGTTTGGCTTTTGCTACTGGTGGTATTAGTTTGACTTTTGCACAAGTTCCTTTAATTAACGCAGGTGCAATCACAGGAATTACTGGTACTTTTTTAGGTAAAGCTATTGCAGGTATTGGAGCATCTTTGGTTTTATCAGGCGTAAGTGATTTATTATTCCCGTTACCGCCAACACCAGAATTTAGTTCAGAAGAAGACCCAAGGTTATCATTTAGTTTTTCTGGAACGCAAAATACAGCAAGAGCAGGTACTCCTGTACCAATAGTTTATGGCGAAATAATGACAGGATCAGTCGTGGTCAGTACATCACTTGATACACAACAGGTAAGAGCATGACAGATATTTCAAAGAAAATTGTTGGTGCTAGACGTAAAAGAAGAACACCACCACCACCAACAAGAACTCCTGATACTTTACACAGTAAACAATTTGCTACTTTTCTCGATCTTATATCTGAAGGAGAGATAGAAGGTTTTGCAACTGCTTCTAAAGAAGGTAGAACACAGGGTACAACCGCATATAATAATGCTGCATTAAAGGATGTATTTTTAAATGAAACTCCTGTTTTAGAAGCGTCTGCTGATTCTGCAAATGCAACATCTACTGATTTTAATTTTCAAGATGTCGTATTTAACCCTAGATTTGGAACGGCAGATCAAGCAAAAGTTGAAGGTATAGAAAGTAGTTCTTCTGTAACAACTGTAGGTGTAACTGTTACAGCATCAAGCCCTGTAACAAGACAGATAACAAATACAAATGTAGATAGAATTAATGTTTTGATTACTGTTCCGCAACTACAAAAAGCAACAGAAAAAGGAGATATATTAGGTTCTACTATTTCATATAAAATTTCTGTTCAATATAATTCTGGTGGTTTTACTGATTTAATTACTGACACTATTTCAGGTAGAACTGCTGATGCGTACCAAAGAGATTATGGAATAAATCTTACTGGTGATTTTCCTGTAGATATAAGGGTTAGTAGGATAACAGCAGATAGCACTGATTCTTTTTTACAAGATGAATTTCAATGGACAAGTTTTAGTGAAATAATTGATGAAGCTAATACATATCCAAATAGTGCATATAGCTCTTTACGTTTAGATTCTGTTCAATTTAACGCCCCACCTTCTAGAAAATTCCGTATTCGTGGAATAAAGATAAGAATACCTGGTGCTGGTGCTAGTGGATCGGGTACACCAACAGTTGATTTACAAACAGGCAGAATAGTTTATCCCGATGGCTATATATTTAATGGAGTCATGGGTGCTGCCGTTTGGTGTTCATGCCCTGCAATGGTGTTACTGGACTTGCTCACGACCTCAAGATATGGGTTTGGAGATCATATTACAGATAGTTCATTAGATTTATTTTCTTTTGTAACGGCCAGTAAATATGCAAATACTCTTGTTGATGATGGTTTAGGTGGCCAGGAAGCAAGGTTTAGTTGCAATGTAAATATTCAAAGTCCAGTAGAAGCATTTAATTTAATAAACGAATTAGCAGGTGTTATGAGATGTATGCCGATATGGTCTGCTGGTTCAATAAGTATCACTCAGGATAAACCCACTGATCCTAGTTATTTATTTACACTATCGAATGTAACTTCAGAAGGTTTTTCATATTCTGGTAGTAGTTTAAAAACAAGACACAGTGTTGTATCTGTTTCTTACTTCAACATGGATAGTCAGGAAGTTGATTTTGAAGTGGTAGAAGATGCAACTGCAATATCAAAAATTGGTACTGTAGTAAAAAAAGTAAAAGCATTTGCCTGTACATCTAGAGGTCAAGCCAAAAGGTTAGGTAAGGCAATATTATTTGCTGAACAAAATGAATCGGAAATAGTTGTATTTTCAACATCTATTGATTCTGGTGCGGTTGTTAGACCAGGTGCAATTATTGAAATACAAGATCCAGTAAGAGCAGGTGTAAGAAGAGGTGGAAGATTATCTGCTGTAGCTTCTACAACTGTTGTTACTGTTGATGATACATCTGCAACTGATTTAGCGGTAGATGCCAGTGGTAATCCTGTAGGTGATGCAACATTAGCTGTAATTTTACCTGATGGATCTTTTGAAAGTAAGGCAATATCATCTGTATCAGGTGGGACTGTTACTGTAAGTTCTGCTTTTTCTCAAACACCTAATGTAAATGCAAATTTTCTTATATCGAATGTCACTCTTAAATCTCAATTATTCAGAGTAATTACAGTAGAAGAACAAGATGGTATAAATTATGCAATTACAGCTTTATCCTATGTAGAAGGTAAATATGCATATATTGAAGATGGCGAGCAATTACCAGCAAGAATAGTTTCTGAATTAGGAGAACTTGCAAAACCACCTGCTGGTTTAAGTGCTGTTGAAAAAATATTTCCAATAAATAATCAGGCCGTATCAAAAATTGTTGTTAGCTGGCAAACTGTTGTCGGTGTAACTCAATATCAAATTAACTACAGATTTGGTAATGATAACGTCATAACTGAAAGAGTAACAAGACCAGATTTTGAAATAATGAATAGCAGATTAGGAACTTATACAATACAAGTCTTTTCATATAATGTTCTTGAACAGTTATCTGCAACCTCTACTGATATTACTTTTGAAGCTGTTGGTAAGACAGCAGTACCACAAGATGTTACCAATTTAAGAATTGAACCAATTTCAGATCAATTTGTAAGATTAAGATTCGATAAGGCAACCGATATTGATGTAGTTCATGGTGGGAACGTGGTAGTAAGGGCAACAAATATAAGTGATGGAACTGGTACTTTTACTAATGCAGTTGATGTAATTCCAGCTTTACCAGGCAATGTGAGCGAATCAATTGTTCCTAATATTGTTACAGGAGAATATATTTTAAAATTCCGTGATGATGGAGGCAGACTTAGTTCTGGCGAGGCTTCAGTAGTTGTAAACAGCCCTGACCCTTTGCCAAAACTTTCTGTTCTAGTTGATAGAGAAGATACTGATGCAACCCCTTTTGCTGGTACAAAAGTTGATTGTTTCTTTTCAGATGATGTAAATGGTCTAGTTCTTGGTTCTCTTGATTTATTAGATGGCGTTACAGATTTTGATGCTATTGCAGATTTTGATTTTCTTGGTGCTGTTGATATTACTGGCGGTTCATATGAATTTGCAAATACTTTGGATTTAGGTGGCAAGCAGCCTTTGAGATTACGCAGACATTTTGTAACGCAAGGTTTTTATCCAAATGATCTGATTGATAAAAGAACAGCAAATATTGATACATGGTCTGATTTCGATGGTGCGACTGCTTTTGATGTTGGAGCTTCTTTATTAGTTGCAACAACTGATCTTGACCCTGACTTGTCTACTTCAGCAACTTATGGGCAAAGTGGGACAACTATTACAATTACAAAGAGTTCGCATGGATATTCCGTTGGTGATTTTGTAGTCATTGACTTTACTGCTGGTAGTGCCACAGATGGAAATTATGAAATAGTTACAGTTCCAAGCACAAGCACTTTTACAGTAACTTCAGCTACAAGTGCAACAATTTCAAGTGGAACTTCTTGTACTTATGGAGCAAACTTTTCTAGATTTAATCCTTTTGTAAATGGTACTTATGTTGGGCGTGGTTTTAAATTCAGATGTGAAATGGATTCTGATGATCCAGCACAATCAATAGAAATAGATCAGCTAGGTTATACAGCAGAACTTGATAGGAGAACAGAACAAAGGTCTAATATTTCTTCTGGTACATCAGCATCAGGACTTGATATTACATTCGATCAGACATTCTTTACAGGGCAGGCTGGAACAAGTGTTGGGGCAGGTACACAGTTGCCAAGTATTGGTATTACAGCAAATGATCTTGGTGGTACAGACAGATTTGAAATTACAAGTATTTCTGGCACTGGTTTCAATATTAAGTTTCTTAATGCTGGAAATGCTGTACAGGATAAAACATTTAGTTATACTGCAACAGGATTTGGGCGTGGTAGTTAGTATTGAATTAAGATATACTTAAATAAAAAATTGGATTAGGTAATGGCTACTCACGATTATGTAATAGATAACTCCACTGGAGCTAATGTCCGAACTGATTTAAATAATGTACTGCAAGCGATATTAACCAATAACAGTTCTGGTTCTGCCCCTAGTACTACAGCAGCTTATATGTTGTGGGCTGATACAAGTAATAATATATTGAAGATGAGAAATTCAGCAAATGATGGCTGGATTGATTTAAGAACACTTACTGGTGGTGTTACAACAAGTGCTGATGCAACAATAAATTCTATAACTGTAGGTAAAGGTGCAAACTCTGTTGCTGGTAACACTGTTCTTGGAGAAAGTGCTTTAGATGCTTCTGTTACTGGTGGAAATAATACGGCTATTGGTAATTCCGCTTTAACAACTCTAACTTCTGGAACAAATAATGTGGCTGTGGGTGCAGAGTCTTTAGATGCCAATACTACTGGTGATAAAAATACAGCCATTGGTAAAGGATCCCTAAGTGCAAACACAACTGCTGATGAAAATACTGCTTGTGGCTATAATTCAATGTTTTCCAACTCAACAGGAACAAGTAATGTGGCTGTTGGAAAGGATGCTTTAAGCGCTAACACAACGGCAGATAGTAATACTGGTATTGGATATTTTGCTTTAAAAGCAAACACAACTGGAGGAGATAACACTGCATTAGGTAAAGGTGCTTTAGGTGCAAACACTACAGCAAGTAATAATGTTGCTGTCGGTTCTGGGTGTGCTGATGCAAATACAACAGGATCAAATCTAACAGGTATTGGTACAAACGCTTTAACAAACAATACTACTGGTTCTAATAACACTGCTTGTGGTATATCAGCGTTACAAGAAAACACAACTGGAGCTTCTAATACTGCTGTAGGAAGACTAGCTTTAGACGCCAACACAACAGCAAATAATAATACTGGTATTGGTAATAATGCATTAGGAAGTAATACAACAGGTGAAGATAATGTAGCTTTAGGTAGTGATACTCTATTAGCTAATACCACAGCTTCTAACAACACTGCTGTCGGTAAAGGTGCTTTATCAGCAAACACAACTGGATATTCTAACACTGCTACTGGTAAAGGTTCACTACTAACAAACACAACTGGACATAATAATGTTTCTGTTGGTATTGACGCAATGTATGACAATACAACTGGAGCTTATAATACAGCTCTTGGTGGTGCTGCATTAGCAAACAATACTACAGCTGATAATAATACTGCTGTTGGTTATTATGCTTTACTTAATAACACAACTGGCTCTGAAAACACTGCTACAGGTGCTTTTGCTTTAGGAAGTCTGACGACTGGTGCTAGTAATGTTGG